GACCCGAAAGGATAAAGCAGTGACAATCAAAGAAGCAATAGCAAGCCTGACCAGAATGGTTGAGAGTGGCGGATTCCGCGAGGATGACGACCTCTACATTACTTGGTGGTCTTACGAAGATGTCCAACTCGTAGCAGACGAGGAGATGGACAACGACAAAGCACGAGCAATCTGGGCGAAAGTCTATGACACTATCGAGTGCTGGGATGATGTAGATAACTACCTCGTTCAGCAGGAAATCTATTCCGTTCTCGAAGCAAAGGAAGAGGCAGAGTAATGGCTACATACAAAGTGGTCGTACACCACGAGTTCTGGGTTACGACAGACGACATTGACAAGGTACAGGACAACATTGAGTTCACCGAGTTCCTTTACGCTGACGAGGTGGAGTTCATTGAGGGTTCGATTGATTGGGAAGAGGTAGCAGAGTAATGGCTGATTACAAGTATCGCCTCATTCGCAAAGAGGTAGTCGAATCAAATGAAGTCACGGCAACCTCGCGTGACGAGGCTTTGGGCTACATCTACGATGGAATCTACGAAGATGTCGCTGACAATGTTTCTTACGAAGTCCAATGGATAAATGGAGAGGAAGACTAATGGATTGGGAAGAATTATTCCGCGACCTGCTCGATGCGATTGAGCAATGTCCGCATCCGATGGCAGAAGAAATCTGGCAAGACTATCACAAGGTATTAGAGGAAGAGGAAGACTAATGGAACAACAAGAATGTAGCCATTCCAATATCGAATGGGTATCGGGTGAGGTAGGAGTAGTTATTTCACTCAACGGAGATGTATTCGCAATCTGTAAAGATTGTGGAGCAGAGGCTCGTTCATCCGAACAGCCAGAAGAAGAAGGAGAATAAAGTGGGCAAGAGAGTAACCGTAACCCTATCATTCGAGGCAGACAGCGAAACCTATGCTGACCTGTTGGATGGAATGACCGAACAACAAATCATCGAGGAATTGACACAGGTGGCGTATGCGAATCTCGTAGAGTACGCAACCGACCTGCCCTCATTCCACGATGTCGAAACGAAAGTAGAGGAAATCTAATGGGACTGGATATGTATCTCAACGCAAAGCGATATGTGTCGCGTAGCCTGTGGGACAACGCCAACCAAACACGCGAGGAAAATCCAAAATGGACAGAGATAGCAGAGGCTAGTGGACTGGCTGGTTATGTAGGTGACGACTGGACTGGAATCTATGTAAACGCTACGGCTGTCTATTGGCGCAAAGCCAACGCAATCCACAATTGGTTTGTCCTGAATGTTCAGGGTGGCGAGGACAACTGTACGCCTCACTGGGTAGCACTGGAACAGTTAGTCGAATTGCGTGACCTCATACGGCAGGTGAACGCAGACCACAGCCTTGCGGAAGACCTGTTGCCGCCGACTGAGGGGTTCTTCTTCGGTACTACTGAGTTAGACGAGTGGTACTGGAACGATTTGGAAACCACTGAGAAAGACCTTGACAGGGTTATCGCAATGGCGGAAGAAGACAAGATGATTGAGTTTGAGTATCATTCATCGTGGTAAATCTGGTGGTGGGGGAACAAGCCCCCACCCCACAACAGAAAGGAAATAGCCAAGTGACTTATTCATTTGGAAAACTTATCGAATTGGTAAGCACAGCGTACCCTGATGCGGAGCAGTATCAAGACCGCGACAAGGCGCAAGCGTTCCTCGCTGGGATGTTCTACACCCTCGCAACAGAGGAAACCATCAAGCGAATCGGTGACTACCTCGCTATCGAGGTTCACGAGATTCACACGTTAGAACCAACTGCCTAACACAATGAACCGTTACCAAACCGTTACCCAATCTGGTGAGTGGCACACCAGATTGGGTGTAGGTTGGAATTATCAACAAAAGCAATACCGAAAGGAAACAACACAAATGTTCACCTGTAAAGATGACAAGCACCACCACTACCTCGACATAATGGGCGACCTCAAAGTTCATTGCTCTGAATGTGAGGCGTAACAAATGGCTAATTACTACGGCAAGGCACGGAGCAATTACTTCGCTGTCAAAGACGAACAATCATTCCGCGAGGACATTGCGAAATGTAATGTTCACCTGTTGGAGCGAACAACCGAAGAGGGGCAAATCCTCTTTGGAATGATGGACAACAATGATGACGGATATCCAATGGATACTTGGATGGCGTGGTCGGCGGATGATGACACAGACGAGCCAGAGGTAACTTGGGGAGAATTCTTCCAGAAGCACCTCGCTGACGGTTGGGTAGTTATCCTGATGGAGATTGGTTCTGAGAAGCACCGATTCCTCACTGGCACTGCCTCTGCTATCAACAACAAGGGCGAGGAGCGTTTCATTGACCTCTCCGATATCGTCAATCTCGGAAAAGAAATTGGGGAGTATGTCACTTCCCCGACTTACTAAGGAGTAGCCAGATGTGTAACCACGACAAGATAGAGTGCCCTGAACACGAGGGTAACTTCGACTGTAACCCGTTCTGCCGTCTGTGTGAGGGCGAGCAGGAGTATTGCCCGACCTGTGAACAACAAGGAGAAGAACAATGAAAGACAACCGATTCCAACGACACAACTTTCACGCTGTCGAGATAGTCACTTACAAGAGTGGCAAATGGTCGCTCGAATGTACGGACTGTAATGAAGTAATCATTGACGAAGTAGCGTGGGAAATGATGAACGAAAAGGAAGTGAACTAATGGAAGTAACTATTACACAAACGCTTAGTGGTGACGAGGCTGTGAATTACCTCGTATCCAAGTACGACTGGAACATCTATGTTCCTGACTACAACAAACTCAATGTGATTGCGTATCGCCAAAAGTATGAGGATGGTTATCTCGTCTGTGACTACGATTCGAGTGTCAGCATCTCAATCGAGATGAACCTGACTAACTTCGATATCATCGCCACGCTCCTCTCAAATGACGAGAACGGCAAAGACTGGACTAACCACACTTGGATTGAGTATGACGACTGGACTGGTACATATGCCAACGATAAAAACATCATCTTGGATGCGTACAAGACCAATGACAAATTCCGTGAATGGTTTGAGCAGAACATTGTGGACTACCCACTAGAAGAGGTGAACACCAGTGAGTAAGGATATGACACTCGAAGAATGGGCTGACACTTACAAGCCTATGAAGAACGACATCGAGCCTGAGCGTGGCTGGAACGAAACTCTCCACGAAACCTACGGCAAGGAACTCGACAAGGTACGCCTGTACGAACCTCTCAACCGAGTCTGGACTTGGGTGGATGGTGACAACGGCACTTACCTCGTTTCAGGTATGAGTTTCGTAAATCGTATTGGTTACTTCATTACCGAAGAACCGTACGAAGACATTCTCAGGGATTTCAGTAACTACCTGTGTATCACGGTCGAGTCGTGGAACATCTGCGCTGAGTGTGACGGCGATGCTGTCATCCCCGACACAGACGACCCCTGCCCTGCGTGTGACGGCTTGGGTACGACAGACCACGAGTGGAACGATTAGGCGACTTACCCGACTTGTGGTAAGTTGGAAGTAACAACAAAGGAGGACACCATCCAAACATTCTTGCCTTACGCTGACCTCGAATTCGAGCGCACAGCACAAGCGTTAGACAACCAACGCCTCAACAAGCAAGCCTTAGAGGGTTGGCAAATAATGATGACCCTGTTCGAACTCGACCCACAGGGCAACCACCGCACACCAAAGGGCTGGGTCAATCACCCTGCTGTAAAGATGTGGCGAAATGCTGAACTGGGGCTGCTCGAATACATCAACGATATGGTCGTGGAATGGAAACGGCGTGGTTATCGCTCGACCATCTTTGACAAGGCTCTTGCTACTTACGAGTCTGCTGAGGCTATGGGTCGCACACAGGACAACGACAAGCGACCTGCGTTTATGTACGAGGACTCGACATTCGAACAAGTAGCCGAATCACACCGCAAGGCTCTCCTTGTCAAGAACTACGGCTGGTATCACCAGTTTGGATGGGTCGAAGACACAGGAATAGAACCCACTTCATACGAGTATGTATGGATTGGCTAACTGAAAGGAAACAATGGAAGAGAATATCGACCTTTGCCCCACCTGCGGAACTATCCGCGAGGGAGGCGTGTGTGAGAATCGGGACACACATCCTCGTAACCACGAGGAGCGAATCGAAATGAATATGAAGAACTGGATTAGCCAGTATTACGCCCAAAAGGAGAACAACAGTGAGTAGACAGTATCACTATGTCGTAGTGTGGGATATCGAACAAAGCAAGTTTGTCATCGACTTTGACGTAATGGAAAGTAACTTCCCCAACGGCGAAGTTTGGAACAAAGACGCGCAAAAATGGGAAAGCCGTTACGAGATTGACGGAATGAACGATGCGTACCTCGACATTGAGGATGTTCTTGCTCGTGCGTTGAGCGATGTAAACGATATGCTCGAAGACTTGTCCACTGAGGCAGACAAAGAGTGAGTGAAAACACGCAGGTCTTGTTGGGCTGGTGTATCGCCAACCAACACGACATATGTCCTCTCACAGTGCCACTGAGCGACCGAAACGAAACGGCAGAGTGTAACTGTTCCTGCCACAAGGAGAGCAACAATGAATAAAGAGATAGTCAAACTAATGCGTAAGGCTAAGAAACAGGGCTGGCGCGTAGAAGTGACACGAAAGAACCACATCAAATTCCTGTCGCCGTTTGGAGGCATTGTAGTAGCCTCTGGAACACCCTCCGAGAATCGGGGATTCCTGAATCTCAAATCACGACTGAAATCAAAAGGACTTGTAGAGTGAGCAACGAAGTTGATTGGACAGAGGGACTCTGTACGCAGACCGACCCAGACATCTTCTTTCCAGAACTGGGAGATGGGGACTCTTCTTACGCTGCCAAAAGCGTGTGCGCCTCGTGTGCGTTGGTTACGCCCTGCTTGATGGGCGCGATTGAGCGTAACGAACAGTTTGGAATCTGGGGCGGGGCTAATTACAAGACTCGTCGCAGAATCATACGAGGTGAAATAACAATACAGTTTCACATCAAGGATTTATCAAAACACAAGAAAGGGTAAACAATGGAGTACCTGACAGCAAAGCAGGTTTCCAATGTAACTGGGTACAAGTATCGACATCTTTGGTCATACATAAAGCGAGGTACTTTCCCTCAACCAGATATCAACATTGGAAACAAACCACTTTGGAAAGAAGAAACAATCGATGGAGTAGAATTTGCTCCCAAAAGAAAGAGAGAAATAAATGATTGACAACGAAAACAAAGGAATACTGGACAGCCAGCCCTACGCTCGATTCCACACTGGTCGTACCGTGATTATGGGTCAGGAAGATTGGGGCGTGTTCATCCACATCAGCAATGGGCGTGACACAGCAGTTGGAGCGTTCTCAGTAGAAGAAGCAGAAACCGTTATCGGATTCTTACAGGAAGTAGTAGCAGAAGCAAAGTCTTCTGAACCACCGTTTACTGAACAGGAATTGGTCGAAGAAGAATTGGATTACACTGCTTTCGATGATGTTGAGTAACTAGAAATAAAATCTAAAAGCGCGAGAAATCTGCGCCCGATACTTTCCAAGTAAATAGAGAAACTGTTATCTACTAATAATTATTCGATAGCATCACGAATAATGTGCGTTGTCTGTGCCTCAGAGATGTTGATTTCTTCATCTCTGAGGACAGATGCGCGGTCGCCAAAGATAGCAGATAGCACACCGCCAGCCTGAGCGCGTTGAGCCGTAATTTGGATAAACTCTTTAGACTCGTCGAGTTCCTTTACAGACTTCACAAGTTTCATCAAACGGTCAATTTCCTGAGAGGTGTTGGGGTCGGCGTAGCCACCGTTCATTTCTTCGGAAAACCGCATAAACGCTACTCTCTGCCCCTGCATCTCAATGATTGAGGTCAGCAAACCTTGTAGTTGTTCTTTGGTTTTGACCTCTACTGGAAGAGAGAAAGCACAAGTAGAACCAAGAGTAAAAGCAGGGCAGTTGGCTGCGACAAAACAAGTGTCACATTGACGCAATGTACCTGCCTGTGATTGCACAACAGGTACTTGTCTAAGGACATCGTGCCCACTGTCATCTTGGTCTACGATGGTCTTCATTTGATAGCCAAAAATAGGTAGCGGAACAATCTCCGCAGGGTCTCTTTGAGTTACTTTGTTGGCTGTTTTTTTCCGCTCCTCTACCCCACTGTTAGTAGAACCCCCCACCCCTGTTTCCATCAAACCCGTGTATAGGGTGTCATCACTGTTATCAGATAACTGGTTACTAGAGTTGCCGTTATTCTTCATGCTTGCCTCTAACTGTTTGTAAGACCACACCGCAACGCGAGTGCTTTCGAGCGTGTCATCATCAATGAACTTCTGGAAGTCAAGTCCTGCGCGTTCTACGATTGCTTTATAGCGAGGTCGAGCCTGTGCTTTCATCCTCTTTTGGTATCGAACAATTTTGTTTCCATCCCAGATGATAGTTTCACCTCTACGCATTGGCGATAGCCAAGACAGGGTAGAAGTAGTAGCGAAAGGAATCTGTCGTAGGTTATCTGGTTTAGCCAAAGCAAGAGCGTGGAATTGGACATCGTGGTTATGTAGCAAAGACCGAGTTACCATAGCCAGATTAGTAGTCGATTCAACAGTGGAACTGGGGATAGCGATGTTCCTGTATTCATCTGCCCATTCTTGTAGAACAGGGATGCCGTACCTGTCGTGCCAAACCACCCAAAGTTTGGGGTCGTTTTCGTATACCGCACGATTTTGGATAATGGCAGGTAGCCCAATTACTTGACTATCAAACTCTGTAAACCCTTCAATGCGGTCGTAATTGATAGCAATGAACTCTTCGTAATCGGCGGCGTATTCTTCCATCTCACGGCTTGATAGGTTAGCCTTATCAGCCTGGACAGCCCCAGAGTCTACCCAAACTTTCATTTCAGGCAAGAAGTGTTCACCGATTAGGTAAGCCTTAGTTTTAGGCAACCCGCGTTTACGCAAACCCCAGTAATTGAGCATAACGTTAGTTACTCCACTGCGCTCAAGCAGAGTACGATTGCTGGGTATCTCTACCCCACCAAAAATAATCATCCGTCGAATCTCGCTCCCTCGTCTTCACGGTTGAACCGTGCGTCTTGGGTACGAACAATGTTTTCTTTTCGTATAGCCTCTTCAATGTCATTCCAAGCACGAACACGAGAAGGAGCGTCAGGGCGAAATTCAACACGAGTGTACGAAGGTTGCCCAAACATAACACAAGGAATACCCAACTCAAAAGCGTAAGCCCAGTGAGAAGGATTGTTAGTAATGAATAACTCCACTGCGCCGCGTGAGCGAGCGTGAGTGATTTGTCGATGTGCTAAAGGTTCGGAAGCCAGACCAACAGAAGAATCAATGATGTCGTCAATATCGACAATTTTGTGAGAGTCCAACCAATAGCGGATATCTTCATCACTATCGGGAGCCATTATAGCAAGGCGATTGTAAACGGTAAGAGTGCCAACCATTCTAACGCCAACAGGAATTGGAGAGTGGTCTTGACTTCTTAGTACACCGTCTATTTCTACGAGTATATTCATAGGCTAAAGTCTATTTATTTTCTGGGTTATCTTCTGCCCAAAACGGTCTGAACTCTTCACCTTGAGATTCAAGAATAGGACCTTGACGACCTTCGTCATTCATGTGGCTACCAACAACCCGCGCAGCGCGGTCATCTGCTTCCACCCACGCGCCTTGAATTGGGTCAAATCTACGAATAGATTGAACGTAATGTGGCTGTGCAATAATCAGTGCGTTTTGTTCAGGAGCAACAGCAGCGGGGAACCCCATAGCACCAATAGCGTTAGCAACAGTAGCGCGGTGACCTGTACGAAGTCGAACGATGTTTCGCTCGTGTTTTGCGTTGGCTTCGTTAATGTCTGCACGAGACCTATTTTGCGCAACCATAAGCGAAAGTTTGGTGTTATGACGCTCAATCATTCCTTGTTCTGCTTTACGCAAAAACTCGGCTGAAGTAACCACACCAGGAATTAAAACCCCTTCGTTTCCTTGAGACAATCGCCATTCTGGAATAGGGTCATTTTCAAAGTTGCGGAAAGTAACCCCTACTGCACGAGCAAAACGCTTTTCGGGTACTTTTCGTTCTGCAACAGCCTCCGCCTGTTCTCTTACAGGACTGAAAAGAGCAAGCCTGTCTTTGCCAGCGATAGATGTAACGGGGTTGATACTACTACCAAGAGCAACGCCCGTGTAGTTTAGTAGTTCTCCCGAAGAGGGCGTGAACGCCATTCTGCGCGAACGAAGAGCCTCAGATAACTTGGAAACGGCATTAGGGTCGGTCACAATGTGTTCCTATAAGTTGCGGCTCTCCGTATTAAAGTTTGTGTAGTAGGCAACTCAACGCCGTACTGTTTTAACGCCTGTGCGCTATGTGAGTCGATGGCATAGTCACGAATCTTTTTCAAGGAATTGATAAATCCATCGCGTTTTGAGGCTTGCCAGCGGTAGTTGTGGTAATCTCCGTAACCTTCTCCTGAGGTGGAGAAAGCGAGACGGCGTCCCATATGAATATCCTCATACATATTGACACCCTGAGACATTGCTGCCTCTAGACGGGTTTCCGCATTACGACGTGAGGCGTTATCGCGAGCGTTTTGCACGTCATCGAAAGCAGTAGTAAATCGAGTAGCAATAGTTTCCGACATTTTCCTGTCGTTAGAAATAGCGGTTTCCCACGAAGGAGGAGCAGAAGGAGCAGCCAAAGGGCTTGGCGTAACTGTCCATTCGTCATACTTTAAGTCATATGCGGCATACGGCTTGATGGAGCGTATGTCCGTAGCGCCTGGATTGACGTAAAAAGTAAGTTCGTAGCCATTCCAATTCGATGTTGTAGGTTGAAGTTCTCCATAAAACTGTTCGTTTATCATGCTGCTTACTTCAGAGTCAGTAAGACCTGCGTACTCAGGATTGGCTTTACGAAACTGAACGTAATCCACACCAACAAGACAGTCAAGGTCGCCAGGCTGACGAGAGGCTTCCCATTGATAAGACACCCCAGAACCCGCGAGCCAGGCGTGTGCCCAGATTTCAGCGTGGCGGTATCTTTGCCCTAAGAAGTTGTTTAGAAGAGAAACTATTCCAATACGAATTTGACTGCGAAGATTTTTTCCTTCAAATAAAGTTGGGTCAAGCGTTGTCGAGGGCGTACTAAAGTACGACGTGGGGTACGCATATCCAACCATGCTTACAGTTTACACTGTTTACTCGAAAAAGTTCTATGATTCTTTCTTGCGGTTATCAAGAGCAGACCGAACTTTCTTTGAGACACTTTCTTGTTCTGGACTCATCTTTTCTGCAATAAACTCAGCCATTCGTTTACTTTGCAAATCGAAAGATACTCTATTAACGATGTATTCAATTTCGCTTTTTGTGTACGGCTTTGCGGGTTCGTCAAACTCATCGGGCATCTTATTAACAATAATGAACTCTCCCGAAGGAGTTTTCATGATAGCCAGTACAAAATCGTCTTTCATTAATAACCGCCTGATTTGAACCGTTGGGTTTCGACCACCCGTTGTTGATACGGGCAAAATTGACAAAGGTAAACTTTAAGCGCACTTTCTGCTGCGGAAGGCAATCCCATATCTTTACGTTCTTTTGCAGTGTCGGGAAGAAGCCGTTTGGATTCGTCTTGGTAATCTGCGCAACCGATTGACTTGTCCCCTGGACGACCGTGAGATTCCCAACACTTCAGCGCGTTTTCATGGAAAGTCATCTTTGTGTCGTAATAATTGGGGTCAAGGTCAGCAAGACCGCCAGCACCCCCACCCTTGAGTTGCTCAATGATGGCTTTCTTTTGTTTAGCATCTGACCACGTTTTGACGGGAAGAATAAAGAGTTTGCCCTTGTGTGGCTCTCCAGAAGGAAACTTGTGCCGTTCAACAGAGATTTCCAGGAGAACATCGGTCTCGACTGGTCCGTGATGCATAGGAAGTTCTTCGATTGTGCTACAAACAAGGCAATACAAAAGGCGAATAACAGGACCATCTTCGAGGTCCCGTTTGCCAACGAGTGGAATGTCTGTCATGTAATGCTCCTTGTTAATGCTCGGTTAGTTTATCACAAATAAATTTAGAGGGGCTTAATTCCGTTTTTCTGTTGGCGAGAGAACTGTCCAGGCGGGGTCTACGGGAGACTCGTCATCGTCATTGTGTGCGTGGTAATGCGGGAGGTGTTCTTCTTCGTCGCGACGGTCTCTCACGTTTTCTTCAATAAACCGCATTGCATCGTTTATGCTCATCGTACTGGCTGCTCCTGTTGTGCTTTACGGTGCTGGTATTGCTGAATGGCTTCGTGCATACCGTAATGCGCGGCTCCTCGACTGGCTGCACCAGCAATTGCTTGTCCTGCCTCTCCTGCGCCCAAACGCGCGGCGACACCTGCGCCAGCACGAGCAGCAAGGGGTCCAATAACGCGCCCCGCAGCAATGAGTAACGGAAACATTACTTTTTCCTTTTAGTGCTGGGCGGGTTACTCCGAGCGCTCATGCCCGCAGCGTTGATGACTGGTTTTCCGTCAATGTTGCTGGTGTGGGTGCTGTAGTGGTTTCCGTCACCGTGTGCTGTTCCAGGAATACGGATGTCTTTTTCGCAAAGTGCGCAGGGAAAGGGTTCGTAATTAGGGCTTCCTGGAGTAAATTTTGTTCGCCTGTCAGTAGTGTTACTGGCGATAAACCTCGCCGCGTCTTGTTCGGACACGATTACTTACCAGGATTGACTTTGGCGGCGTCGGGGTATTCCGACGTAGCAAATCCGTAGCCGAAGAACGGGTGCAGAGTTTGCTTGTTGTCGAGAGTCAGTTCGTGACCGCTAATGTCGCCTACTTCAGTGTTTGGGCGAATTTTGCGGTATTTACCGTCGGTAGAACCTTCTTTGAGGCTCTGAGTCATCGAACGGGAAGTGTTTACAGCCATGTGTATGGCTCCTTTCAAATCTACTTACTTATAGGTTATCTTTGTTGTAGATATTTATCAGTAGAAACTGTTACGTTCCCTTTCGCACTGACATCAACGAGTTTTTAACTGCAACTTTAGGGTTTTTCTTTTTGCCCCAAAAACTGTGCCCGTATCCAGGGTAATCGGGTTTAAACCCAAACTTGTTGGCACTTGTGGGGTAGTCTCCGCCACGTGCTTTCCCATTCATGTCGGGGACAGGCTCGAATGGACCAGGCATTAGACAATCCGATTCTTTATGCGGGAACTGCGTCGGTTGTTATCGCATGATTGGCAAAGACCCAGACTGTACATAAACTCGACGGGGTTCATGATTACTGCACATTGAGGGCAGGGGGCAGAACCTCGCATACTATCTGAAATCTTTTTTGCTTGAAGTTCAAGCGTAAACGCGCCGTCGCCATCATCCATCGGTTGTCTCCTTCATTTTGTCTCTCCAGGTGGGTTTTGCTTCAAACGGGTCAGAGCCAAGAATTGCGGCATCTTCTTGCCAATTTTTGTGGCGTTCTATCATTTCTTGCGGTGCGTTTGTCATTTGAAGGTATCTCATGCCCGCGTTCATGACCAACGCCTTGTCTCGATTGTCCATCATCATGTGCTTTGCGGCTTCTCTAAAATGAAGCAAACTAGAGTCGATAGACATTTGTGCCCTGGCTTGATGCCGCGAACTTTCGTGGCTTGCGGCAGACAGCACTGCGTTAGAGGCTTTGTTTAAGTGATGAGCAATAAGAGGATTTTTAAGATTTGCTCTTTTGTTTAAGTGACCAGGTCTATTTAAAAGACTAACCGCGTAGGAAATTCCCTCGTTCATATGCGAAACGGGAGCCTTTGCCAAACTGACCTTTTCAGACCGACTGTATTTGTAGTTCATTCTTCACCCTTACTTTTCTTAATGGCTTCTGAGGTAGACGCTTGTCTCGTTCGCAATCGTTTAGTTCTTTTATCTTTATGGGTTCCCGCAGCACCGCTGCTTCTGAAACCGAGCATGGCTTTGTAAAGGTCGATGTTGCCGACCTTTCTGAACTGTTTTTCGTTTAAATCTGCCATTAGATGTCCTGAAGACTGTTACGACTTGAACCTGTGTAACCAGCCACTCCTCCAGAGTACCACGAGACACGAGGCTCCATGTACACGCGGTCTGCGGATACTACATCTTCAATGCCAGGGGGACGGCGGTCGCCGTAACCAAATCGGGCAGGAAACAGTTGAATTTGAGGAAGGGGAGGACGCACCAACGCGGCAATTTCCGCGCCAGGAATGGTGGCTACCGCTAACGCCTGTTGAGTAAGGCGCTCTTCATTTGACGCCCAGGGTCCTGCATAAGTCCAGCGTTTTTGCACAACATCAGACGGCTCCCCACCGCGCCAGGGCTTGGTGTAGTCGTATACTCCGTCAACTGATTGCGGCATTAAAATCCTGTATAGTAAATGTATGCCCTCAAACTTAATTATCCCAGCACATATCGCTAAAAATCTTGCTCAAGTCATTAGGACCTACTTCACTAACGCAGATAGCGAGGCTGTAGAGCGCCTTGAGATTCTTGAGGCGGTGGAACGAACCATGCACGATGTTCTGGTTGCCTCTGGCTCGGAGAAACTGGTTCAGGAATACGAGTGGCTCGACGGCAACCCCTATTACGTTCCGTTTAAAATGGACGAAGACCCGTTTGAGTCGGAGACAAATGAGGGTTCTGTTCAGTAAAGGCGCTTAGTAATCCGCCTGTAACTTCTTGAATCTTTTGGGCTTCAACCCTTGCTCCTGACGTTCCAAACCCAGAACGAGCGGCGTTGAGTTTCGCATTGCGCTGGTCAAGCCACATTGCGCCCAAGAAATCGCTCAATTTATCTAGGTTTTCGGGCAACCCACCGCGTCCTTTTAGTCGCTCGTAGGGGGTGTAGGCTACCGCCTGGAGGTGTCGGTAACGCCCTGTATCGGTAATTCCACGGGGTTCTGAGTAAGGAATATCGTGTTTCCCCACTACCAGGTCATAAACGTCGGCATCTGCGGGGTACGCTTCGTGCCTACCACCAGTAAAAATTTGTTGGGCTAGGTCAGCCGTTCTAAGTGAACCCGTAAATCTAATGGGGTTTTCTGGGTTTCCTTGAACTCTGGATTTACCAACGTTTTCTAACGGGTCAGTTCCTCTTCCCAGCATAAGTTGGACCGCCGTGCTGATGTGGTGCATCGGAATTAGTCCCAATGGCGTACCGTCAAATCCTGCGCGGCTTCGGTGCTGTTCAATTTGCGTTTGCAACCCCGCAATTTCTTCTGCGTGTGGAATCTTGCCCGCGCCTCTGGGACCAAGAAGTCCGTTAATCTTGGCTTGTTTCTTGTTGGCTTCGTTTATGTGCCACCGAGCGCGAGTATCGTCCATTACGTTTAACAATTGCAACGCCATTGCTCTGCCCATCGAGGGGTCTGTGCGTTGGGTACTTAAGTCAACGCCAGGGTAAGACATCGGTGACGTTGCAAACGAGGCAAGAACAGAGGTGGCTGCTTTTGTATCAGGTAATCCTGCTTTTTCTGTTAGAAACTGAGCCGTTTCTGTCTGTGCAGGAATAATGTTAGAACCCTCAGTAATAAGCGACGGTTGTTCTTTAGATAGCGCGTTATACCCACGAACAATACGGTTTGAAATAGAATCGTACTGTACCCCAGACGTCATTAAGAGGCGCTGTGTCTCTGATGCGGGCACAGTTACCTCCAGACAGGCTTCAGGTAAGCCATTCTGTCGGCTCGGTTACGGTCCAGCGTTACAGGTTCGTTAGCGGTAGTGTTTGCCTTACCGTCGTTAACCAAGTGAGGAGCGGGCATCAAATCAAGGCGTGGTGCGGCACGTGGAATCAAGAACTGCATTACGCCGTTGATATTGACGTACTGTGCCTTTTCTTGACGACGAATACCTGTCTGGTCCCCGAAACTGGGAGACCAAAAATAGGCGGAAGCATCAATGCGCTCACCCTTGTGTACGCCACGTTGGTAAGATTTCTGATTGACGCGGTTTTTAATACTGTCGAGAAGACGGTCATCACGACGTGAACGAATAGTTCCTAAATAGCCATCGGGGTATTCCGCCGAAGGAACTCGTCCACTTCCAATTCGAATTGAATCAAGTTCGGAACGGGCAATCGGGACGCCGACGCCGCCCTGGTTGTTGTATCCGTTAAACCCGTTACCACCAAGAGACTGCCAGTTTTGTGCAGGACTCATGCCAGACATTAGTACTGTCCCTCTGCTTGGGTTCCAATCAGGCTTGAACCAGTGCTAGAACCGCGAACCGTGCCCATCTGTCCCTTAGCCCACGGCTGGGGAATGGCGGTGCCGCGAGGGTTAGTGTGCCAAATCATGGCACGAGAACTTGTTGACGAACTAAACGAACCGTAAGGGTCTGTGCCACCTGATTCGTTAGCGCCCTTAACCGTGTCGGGAATCATTGAAGAAACGGGCATTTCTGGCGTACCAAATTTAAGGGATTGTTCTGCCCGCTCTCGCATGGCTCTAAACCCCTTGGTTACGCCTCCACTAAGGACGTCTCCCATGATTACCCCTTAAATGTAGGAGTACTGTTCGCCACTCTGGAAGTTAGGGTTCTGACGACCTGCAACCGAAGGAACGATAGCACCGTTTGCTTGAGTGGGTCCAACCGATGGGTCGATAACCGCACCGTACTGTGCGTCAACGCGGTACTGTGCGCCCATACGCTCGTAGACGTTGACGCGGTTCTGCTTCGAACCAGGGTACGTCGGGTCGCCAGCCTGAGTGTTGTGGCGCGGCATCATCATTCCAGAGAACTGGTTTGTACCAAGTTCATCGGTCGAGTTACTGCACTGGCAAGGCGCTGAACCGCACATTCCGCACGGAGCATAAGCGTCCATGCCCATTGGAACTCGTGCGCTGTCCATCTGTCCAGCCATTTCGTGTGCCTCGTCTGAGGTAATGTGTGAACGGTTCATTCCTGCTCCTGCTGCTTCAAGGTGATTGGAAGGCAGTCCTGCACGTCGACGCGCATTGTGACCTTTACTTGCCCAACTTGCCATTGGGAACTCCTAACTCTATACTTCTAGAGTACGCGGTTTTTAACTGGTTGTCACCACAAACACCATTGCACTAATGTCACCTTCACGCGAATCGATTGTTGTGAAAGCGGGTACGCAACTTAGGTCAAACCCGCGAGGGGCTACATATCCACGTGCGATTGCAATGGCTTTTACTGCTTGATTTACGGCTCCTGCGCCAACTGCACGGAGTGTTGCCGTATTCTTTTCATAAACCGCGTGTGCGATTGCGGATGCTACGGATTGGGGGTTAGAACTGCCGCTGACACGCAGCAAAGTTTCTTCTGATGGTATTTCGGGGGTAGTCACGAGATGTATTCCTTATTATTGTAGGCTGCCCACCTCACTAACAATGTTACAGATACATTACTATGTTGTCTCGATATTTCTCGTCTTCTAACTGAACTAAAATAGCCTCTTCAATTGAGTTAATTGCGACTTTACCCGCGATTCTTCCGAGACCATATGCGTCGGCGGCGTTGTCATCGTTGAACTCCATGCCGTATCTTTTGTAAATTTGCAATAACATTTCTTGTTTTTTTGAATTTCCCTTGCCCGATGCGAACTTCTTTAGGGTCATTGGAGGAACCTGTAGCGGGGCAAGATTGAACTCCGTGTACAAACACAACTTGACAGTGGCGCTAAGTTCCCCAAGAACTAGCGCAGACTGGCTTGCTAGGACGGTTCCTTCCATTGCCACGTCTTGAACTTCGTACAGTTCTAAAAACACTTTGAGTGCAAGGTAAATGTCGTGTAAACGAACCACTCCTCGAAAAGCGCTCTTAAATACCACCGTGTGATGTTGCGTAGGGTCTTCGGTACTAACGGCGGACATCGCAAACCCAGTTAGAGATTGGTCTATTCCAATACCTACTTTAGTTTGATTCGGCAATAGATTCCCAAACGTCTTCATCGTGCTTGCGGGCATTGAACTCTCCTGTCTGTAAATCTAATTTACCTGAGGCAACCATTGGTCCAACGTCATTCATAATTTCTAATGCATAATGCCAAAGGTCGATTACTCGTTGTCCCGATGGTTGGGAAGTGTTCCAGAGTTCTAGGTTTTCAATCCTGTTATCTGTTTTGTTTCCGTTTTTATGATGAACGTTTTCATACGGCTGTAAGGGACGACCAAGAAATTCTTCCAAAACTACGCGGTGTTGCTTTTCTTGCTTGCCCATTCTAGTGCGAACTAAATACCCGCGTGTGCTAACCGACCATTCACCGTAATTATAGGTTCGAAGAGGGTGCATTTCCTGACCTAAACGGTGCTGTCGGTAGTGGCTTTCGCAGTATTCCTTTACCTTAGACGGGTTGGAACACCCTTCAAATTTACAGGGGAATATCATGACAATCGCAGAAACACACGTCTACGGCTCCAAGAACAACGGTTGAGTGGTATTCGTATGGGCAATCTTCACAATGACGTTTACCCATACACCAACCAAGTGGGTACTTGGACACTTTAGAATCCGTAATCTTTTCTCACCGCCCGTTGGTCGTTAGTGCGACGAGTAATCTCTCGGCTAACCAACGACAAGTCGCGTTCATGGTTACTCAATAACATTTCAACAAGTTTACGATATTGGTACTTTTCTTCCAAAACTTGCGCCAGTTCCTGCACCTTAGGGTCAATCGTAACTTGTGCTTTAACCAAAGTAATGCGTTCTCCACGAGCGGCGTTACCCATTTTTTGAACTAATAGGGTATTTTCTACTACGTCTAATTGACGAGTTGCTGTGCGTTCTTCGACCTGGGCAAGGGCAAGTTGAGACGCAATGTAATCTGCCCAGGCGGTTAATTGAGAAAACTTTTCTGCCAACTGTTCGGACGACAACAGGGTAATGTCAGCGGGCATAACAACTTGGTCTAAGTCTGGCTTGTTAAACGAAAGTCCAAACTGGGAAAACTTTTCAAGAACGGCTGTCATTATCTTCTTCCTTGTATTTGGAACAAGACGGGCAACTTCCCGACTTGCTGTTGCTACACGCAACTTCTTCTCCTGTTTCAATCGCTTTTACGATACGTTCTGCGTTATCAAAAATGTGACGGACGAGTTCGAAATCTGCTTGGACAGTGAACTCTTTCATCGACTGGTCTGCTTTAAGTTCGTAAATAAACACAATCTCGTCAACAGGATTACCCATTCGTTTCATAAGTTCGAGGTAAATCTGTCCTTGCAAAATGTGCGGTGAGAAGGGTGTTTTTACTAACTGGAACGCCTTCATAAAGTCCCCGTCTGCTTCGCGCATAAGGTGACCTGCTTCGAATCGAATGGTTCCAGGACCGATTGTCTTGATTTCAATAAGGCAGTCTTTATCGATGCCTTTAATCCAACCATCGGTGTGACCCTTGATACGAAGTTCGTCATCGTGCAAAGTCACTTCGTCGTACACAAGTTTGTACGCAGGGGCAGAACAATGCTCACACGCTTCAGGAGAAGTCCCAAACGTGGTTTTATCACACGCAAGGCACTTGAACTTTCCGTGAAGAACTCCCATGTCCTGGAAATACTTCTGCCACTTTGCGTGTACCGCGTGTCCCGTATCAAAAATTGACTGAAGTTTAAAGGTAGGTTTGGTTTGTTTTTTGGTAAACCCTCGAAGAAGAAACCAAGATTCCCGAAGACACCAGTCAAACTTTGTCATCTCAGAGGGGTGCAGTACCGTTGTGCTGCGGTCTCCCACGGGCTGCGCCAACAAGTGCCGCTCTATGTCTCCAAGAAGACGTGAGGGCTTGTTTTTAGCGCTCAGGTATCGTTGAAGTTCTGACTTTTCCGTTGCCATACTTACCCTCCGTTAGTGACAAAATGTACTCTTCGAGACTCATTTTATGTTTAAAATCTCTTTGCCATTTTCTTACTCTGGCGTTACGTTCTCTGTGACTTAGACCGCCCCAGATTCCATGTTCTTGTTCAAATTCTACTGCATACCACAGGCACTTGTTACGGACGGGGCAAGCGGGTGTGTCGTCTGTCCCAAAACAATACTCTCGCGCTCTGTCTGCTATTTTGTTATACATCTCTTTATCCCTAGGAGGGAAAAACAAATCGGTATTTGGACCAAACTCAGTTAGGTTGGAGTTTTTGCAAGCGGCGTCTTCTCGCCAACCATCATTTAGCATCGTTGCGCCACATCTCTAAGAAATCAGTTTCAAGAAGAATAACGTAATCAACTCCATCAAGATGAATACCAAATACAGGGAGGCGACCGTCCATAATCGCTTCGTTAGTGATTTTTTTGAGTTCAGCAGAACTGATGGTCTTAGTTTTTTTGCCTGTCCACTTATGTTCAATAAGAAGGTCTTCATTGCGGACATCCCCCTTTCTAGACCAGAATGCTCCAGAGGCGGCAGTTGTTGAACCGCCTACTTCTTTTGCCAATCGTTTTTCATGTTTTTGGGATTGTTTCTGTCCCTCAGTCTTCAAGGGAAATCTTTCCCTCTTTGTATCCTCGTATGATGTACGGTGCGAGAAAAACAATTGTTTCTCTCATGTGGCAGGTGTTGCACCCACAGAACGGCTCACCAGAAAGGGTTTCGCCCGTTTCTTCGCCTTCTTCATCATCTAAAATGCTGAACAGAACATCTTGGTATTCATCAAATTTTTCTTCGATGGTTTCCATCCATTCTGCATCGTTAAGAATGAGACCATTAATCGACATTTGCTACCTCTTCCAAAATTGAACGACCTGCTTCGAGCACTTTGTCCCGAAGTTCTTCGAATAAATCAAACTCTTCACGGATAGTTTGCGTAAACGCTTCGTTTCCATTCCACTTTCGTTCTCCGTGGTAAATCCAGCCTCCACGTCGTTCGACAATGTCCTGAATAATGGACATGGCGGCAACTTCTTTTGCTATGTCGTAATCTCCAGAATCGTAAATGCTGTGCGCCTTGAAATAAAAGTCTACATACGCAACTTGCTGAGGCGGTGCAGTCTTATTCTTGATGGTACGAATTTTGATGCGCTGTCCTACTCGCGCCTTGCTCGTTCCTGTGCCCGCTTCAATCCACTCGTCACGGCGGACTTCACAGCGAGTAAAGAACGCATAGTTCTTTCCTTCTCCGCCAGGAGTGGTACGGGGGTCTCCGTGCATTACGCCAATTTTCATGCGGTACTGGTTAATGACAATACCAAGAATGGGTCGTTCGTCCTCCGTGAGGGAACGTTTCATCGCCATTCCTGCCTTGCGGAAAAACTTATTGGTCAACATTGCTCCGCGACCAACGGTCAATTCGTCCATTGCTTTTTCATTCTCAGGACCAGGAACCAACGCGGGAAGGGAGTCAATAACTATTGCGTCAACTTGTTTGGTTTCTGCAAATTCAATGACCGCCTGGTATGCTTCCTCCATGATGTTGGTTTCAACTACGATGACACGCGACGAATCAACGCCGCACATCTCTGCGTATTCGGGAACCCACTGTTCCGCAGCAACCCAGACGGTCAAAAAGTCGGGATTCTTTGCTTGGTTAGCCGCGATGCACTTGAGCGCAACGGCGGTCTTACCGTGCGATGCTTCCCCAATAAGTTCGTTCCATTGGTTGGCGGGGAACCCTCCGCCAAGAACATAATCAAAGGTGGTTGAACCAGTTGTAAAATGAGAAACCAATCCTTCGCGGATGTCTTCGCCCATTACAACGGCGTCATATCCCATTTTTTTATTAAGTTTTGTGATAAGTGTCTTAAGTTCAGCGGTGAGCACGGCGTTCCTTTTTGTCCATCCATTCGCGGGCTTCCACAACCATAGGGTGGGTGCACTCGTCGTCAAGAATGTCCATCAAAGCCTGTGCGTATCCTTCTGCGTATTCGGTGTTCACTATTGAATCCTTCCGATGATTCCTTGTGGGTTGTAATTGTTTGCGGTGTTGTTCCCTTGAGCCTGAGTAGTACCGCCCTCTACTGTTGCTACAGAAAGACTACCATACTTACTCCCTGACTGAGAAACGGGGTACCCACAGTTGTAACAGCGTGGCGCAGAGTTTTGAAATGCAAAGAAATTTTCTGAACCACAATCTGGGCATAGTTGATTCTCGCGGGATGATTGCGCCTTTGCGGATGGGTCAGCAGACTGTTGAAAAATTGGGAGTTCCGCCATAGGTTGCTGCGATGGGGGCATGGTGGGAGTTGGGTCAGGACGAACTTGGGAAACAGGGGCGTTATTGCCCATTTTCTTAGCAAACCAATCGGCAGAGTTAGTCATTTTTTTCTCCCAAAAGCAAAATACAGTCCCACAAGTACAAAGAAGGTTTGGATAACAATCCCAACAAGATATCCGACAATGATGAAACTAACGTACATTGCAGCAGACCCGCCAATTGCAATAATTAACGTTTCTAAAACATTTCTGCCAAACGTAACCCCAAGTGTTGTCCCAACAATCAGTGAAACAAAAGCAAGAAATGCGATAACAACTTTACCCCGCGTCTTCGGTTCCATAAATATTCACGCCTCCTAATGTGTCGGTGATAATCCAGTAAATGGCGGATGCCATTGCAGCCTCGCCCCGTTCAAAGTCGTCCATGTCTAATCGATTGCACGGCTCTTCAATATAGTCGACTACTTTAGACAGTGCCTCTGCCAATAAGTTGTTGTCCATTATTTAAACCCCTTAACATTAATCGAAATCAAGTCGAGGTTGTTTAACTGCGACAAGACACCTGTGGTGGCGGCGAGTGAAACAGACATTGCAAACTTGTTTATTACCAAAGCAACCTGCTCCCGTTGTTCTTCGGGAACAGCCAAGTCATCCATTACAGAATCTGTTGCAGCGTCTTTCAAAAGAGAGCAGTAGGTGTACACCAAAGGAAGAATGGGAGAAATAGCGTTAATTCGCAACTCGCTGTCTTCATATTCTCGTTCCAGCACATCATCTGATGCGGCGTGAATGCCTAACTTTTCATCAAAGAAATTGACGTTGGGGATACCCGCATCGAGGAGCAATCCGCGTACTGACAAACCGAGGTCCACCGTTTTTATTTTGGTGCGTCTTTTACCCCACATTAGTAAAGGTCTCGCCATTCGTTTTTACTCTTTGCTTTATTCTGTCCCTGGTAAAGTTTCCAGTTAGTCATGGTGTGAGGCTTAGGCTCTACCGCGCTTTTGGGTGCTGGAGGATACTTCTTGTAATCTTGTTTTTGTGCAGGGGTGTCCTCGGCACGTTTCTCTTCTGGAGCACTAAACAATCCATCCAAAAGGGCGTTGATAAGCGAGAACAAACGATTGCGCTCAAACTCTCTTCCTGCTTTAAACGCTTCTTCAATAGAATTGAAATTTTTGTCTGTCATTTGGCTTCTCCCCACTTGTTGACGACATTTATATCTGCTACTAATGGTATTGTAATCTCTTTCAGGCGAATTCCCTCCATCGACACGCGAATAGCCTCTACTGTTTCTTCTACACGGTCTTCGGGGCAAACAGTCACAAGTTCGTCGTGTACCGTGAGAAGAACGTTGATGTCGGGTTCGTCGATGAAACACGAGTGAGCGCGGATGATGGCAAGTTTCATAATGTCGGCAGCACTGCCCTGAATCATAGTGTTAAACGCCTGTCGTTCTGCGCGAGAAATAAGTCCCATGTTTGTAGAACCATCAGGGCTTTTCCTAAACTGAAGTTTCAAATCAGGAAGGTAACGACGACGACCCATCAGGGTTTCGACATACGGAACGGGATTGATTGACCGTGCCTGGCGAATAACCTTTGCTTTATACTTTGAGATTGACTTAAACCGTTCCTCAAAATTAGTAAGCAAATCTTTGGCTTCTTGGACAGAGCAACCAATGCTTGACGCAATCTTGTCGGGACCAACGCCATACGAAATGGCAAGAACCAAAACCTTACCCGCCTTGCGGTCGACCCCCATCGTGTTGCCAATAGTTGTGTAGATGTCCCCGCCCGTGTTGTAATTCTCGACCATAACAGGGTCGTTGCTCAATGCTGCGATAACGCGAGGCTCAATCTGTGAGTAGTCGGCAACCACCAACTTTTGTCCTGGAGGGGCAACAAACAGATTACGAATTAACTTGCCGTAATCACCTGATGACGGGATGTTCTGCAAGTTTGGCTCACTTGAAGAGAACCGACCAGTCTCCGCGCCATGCGACTTAAAGTTTGTGTGAACTTTTCCACGAATAAGAAGACTCTCACGGTTAACAACCTTTTCCTTGCCGTTAGTTACGCGCTTAACATCTCCGCCCTTGTATGGCGTTACGTAGGTGGTCATCAACTTGTTGAGGTCTTGGTACTCCAAGAGTGCGTCAACAAGGTCGTCGGTTCCACGGTAATACTCTAACGCTTCTGCTCCACACGAAAAGAACGTGTGGTCTGCGGGCTGACCGTCACGATACTTCTGAAGACCGCCCGTTGTAAATACATTAGGGTATTTTTTGTTTGGCTTTAGTCGGGGCTGGGCGTTGTTCAAAGGGGAAAACAGCAAGAGTTGTTTTTCTTTGACCGAGTTAATTGGGAATGCCTTCCCTGCAATGCGATAGACATTTGCCTCAGCCTGAATCTTGTCCTCTTCAATCTGCTCGGCAATAATGTCTAACTGAGTGGTGTCAATGGTTGCCCCTGCCAACTCCATGTCACACAGCGCAAGGAGAACATCCATTTCCAATTTCCATACTTTCTGGAGGTTGCCGACAATCCTAGGTTTGTACGTTTTGTACATTTTCCAGGTGTACTCGGCATCAAGACCTGAGTACTTGGCAACATCAGAGAAAGAGTGTTCTGCAATGTTCTTGCCCACATCTTTTTCCATCTTGATTCGGAACTCTCGCTCAACGCAATCCTTCATACCTACTTGACGACCGATGCGGTTGTCTGTGATAAACGCAGCCATCATCGTGTCAAAATACGGGGGAACAGGTACGCGCTTGCGATAATACTTGGCTACAGATTTGAGGTCAAACTTAATGTTGTGACCAATCTTTAACTTATCGCTGAACATGAGCGGCTCGATGGCATCAAATACCTGACGAGGAGTAAGTTGTTCGGGAGCCTCTCCCCACTTAGCCTTCCACTTACGTTGGTCTTTGGAGTAGTGTGCCTCGGTAATAGGCTTGCCCTCTGCCAAGCGACGTTGACCAGGAAGAAGCAGTGGTTTTTCCCAGTCTTCAAAGTCGCCGTTAGGGTGACCCATTGGAATGACGTCCACACGAATCTCGTTGTTCAATTCAGTGGCAAACGAAATCCAGCACACGTCGTTAATAATGGAATTGATGCGGTGCTCTCCGATAGTCTCTACGTCAAATGCGAAGGCATCAGCCTTCATGTATGCGGAGACAAATTCGTCAAGTTGTTGTTGCGTTTTAATGATGTTCATAGTTACCCCCTATAGATGTTTAGGGGGCTGAGACTTGCGCAGTCCCAGCCCCCGTGTGGAGACCTTAGTCGGTCATCCGAGCGGCGATTTCACGCGCAACCTCTACGTGCTCTTCACGAGAAGCAACATAAATGCTGCTTGCATCGTAGCACACTGCCGAGGTAGCGGCTTCCTCCGCCACAGCGGGGTCAAAGCCCCACTCGCTGGCAAGGTCTTCCGACTTGACACGTTCGAGGGTATAAAGCGTGTCCTTACCAGTTCCTGAGCGAGAAATAGCCCAGTAGTACTTTGTGAGCGGTCCGCGACGTGGGTCGTTGTTCGCTTCACGCAACTGACGCATGAGCGTCGGGGGCGCGGTGAGAACTTCCACCGTGGGCGTCTCTGCCGAAAGGTTGAGAACGTTGAAGGCAAAGCGAGGGCGCGGAATGCTCTTCGCAATAGTAGTCAACGGGTCATCCTCGCCAAGCGAGACGAACGAACGCTTGCCCGACTCACGAGTCAGCCAGTGGAGTTCGTAGGTGTGGAAGGGACCATCCTCAAGGAAGCGAACCAACTGTGCGGTCTCGCTCGGCTTAAAGTCGTCGCCGTACTTCTTTTTGCTCGTAAGCAACTTGTCGGCGGCGTCCCATCCAGACTGCACGGAGGTTCCGTGCTTGGGGGTGGCAACTGCGGAGTCTTCTTGCAACTCGTAGTCACCGCTATCAACGGTCGGCATATTGACCATCTTGTTTCTCCTTGTTAGGTAATGAGGCATCAGCACTCGTTAGGGTTTGAGGCACTAGGCACTCGGTTCGGTGGATTCCTTCCATCGGCTAAAGATAGCCTTTTTCAGGTCTCCGTTCCTGTTCCACTCTACACGAGCGGAGCCAAGAAGTCCTCGATTTTCAAACTCTTCGATAGCAATTTCAATAAGTTCCCGTGTGTATACGCGGTTGCCATTTACTTTCTTTCCTTGAAGAGTCTTAGAACGAAGTCTATAGGGAGCGGTGGGGATGTACCCCTTTTTCTCCCAGTGTCGAATTGTGACTACTTGTTTTTCCAGAGCCAGTGCTAACGCACCAATGCTGAAAAGTTCGGTCTCCACACCCTTCACTATTTTCACAATGGGATTTGCATCCCATCCGTTTGTGTCGCCTTTAAGTCTAGCATTTTTCTTTGCAATCTTAGAAGGCTCGTCAATTCTGGCGTGTCGTGACCCTGGTCGGGTATTGAGGTTTTCGAACGCCTTAAGAATCTCCTTTTCGGAGCGCAACCCTACCACGGGTTACTTCTTGGTGTTCAAAGCCCACGTAACCGTAACGGGGAACATCTGGTCGAGTTCGTCTTCGGTAAGAGTCTCGTCAAAACGCATGGCAAGAAGCGCATCTTCATCAATGACGCGGATGGTTTTGTATGCCTGTTCTTCGATGCCGTGGTCAGCAATGATTTCTTCGGCGCGTGTCTCGTCAAGTTTACGCGAAGTGCGTCGAGTTTTGATAAACCGAACAACTCCGTCCAAGGGCTTTTCGAGGTCTAAAACAACATTTCCCGATTCGTCTTCTTGACCGTGCGCCTCTACATGGGCAATGATGTTGTCGCGCAGTTCTTTTGAGCGGGTCTCCATGTGAGACATGCTTTCCTTAAGCCGAACGTATTCGCGCATCATTGAGTCGGGAGAATTTGGGTCGTAAAATTCTCGAACTTCTTCTTCAATAATTCTAGGCATTGCACCCTCCTAAATTCGTGGCGTTAGAAAGTCGATTAGGCTTCCTATAGTGAGGTCTACCCCACCCTTTGAGTTTATACCATTGCCGTCAAGAACGGCGTTGGCTATGGCTATTTTTTGCCTGAGCGTGTCGTACTGCCGCTCTTCAATGGAGTCCTTAACCAAGATGTCTTGAATCGTAATGGTCTCCCATTCAGAAGAGGCTCTGTTAATGCGCCCATTGCGTTGCATTGCCATACCGCTTGACCAGGGTTGGTCGTAATTGACCAACAAGTTTCCTTCGGGAAGGTCGACACCATAGCCACCAGCATCAGAACTAACCAAGACGCGGGTATTTGGGTCTGCCTTAAATACTGTCTTGTTAATTTCTTTTTCTCGTGCATTCATTTCTCCCGTGTAAGCAATGGCGTGAATTCCCTTGTTGTGTAGTCGTGCGACAATTTCGTCAACAGAACCTAAATAGGAAGAGAACACCACAGCCTTGTACGACGAGTCAATGTCTAAGTGTTCCATTAGATATCCGATTGTCGCGTCTAATTTTGGGGTTTTATCTAAACCGTCTAGAAGTCCTTGTTCTCCCATTTCATGAACAAACGCGCTTCCCTTACCCTCCATTTTTGCAAAGTTTTCATAACTATCTTTGAGAAGTTTTGGGTTTGAGCAGAGCATTCGCAACGCAGTAATGCGCGACATGATTTTGCCTCGCATTTCATTGGCAGGGTCATTTTGCTGTTGCGCTTGACCGTAGTGTGCTTGAATACTGAAGTTGCTCCCGAACAAACTGGACGCTTGCGTTAGGAGGTCTAATAAATCGGTAGCGATATAGTTGTAAACTTTTTTTGTTTTTGCATCTGCAGTGACAAGCAAGGGTTCTCGGTACACAGCGTCGGGAAGGTACGGCTTAACGTCTTCATCTGTTTGTGCCTTGCGGACAGAGTGGTCGGATAAAGTTTTGTGCAAAGTTGGCAAGTTTCGGTAACGGTCAACCCCACCAAAGTAGTTGCGAACAATAAACGTTTGGTCAAATAAATCAAACCTGCCTAGAACCGCAGGATTGACAAACTGCATGATTGAATAAATTTCTTCGGGTCTGCCGTTCTCAATTGGCGTACCTGTTAGGGCAAACCTAATAGGAATCTTGCGCGAAAGTTCTTTGACTTTCTTTGCCCGCTTTGCACGGAAGCCCTTGATAGCGGTTGCTTCGTCGCAAATAACGGCATCAAAGGTTTTGTCTTTTAAATGGTCCCAGTCTCGCAATACTTGTTCATAGTTCATTATGACGTAGTGATATTGGTGCAACTGTGAATACTGGTCGGCACGTTGTTTGGGAGTACCGTCAATTACTAGAGAACGATAGTCGGTAAACTTTTCTATTTCCTTTTGCCACTGGTACTTCAGTGAGGCTAGGCAGATGACTAGGACAGTTTCTTTAACTTCCCTTTGGGAGCGCAGTTCTTCGATAGCCGCAATGGTCATAGGTGTTTTGCCCAAACCCATTTGATACGCGACAAGAATCTTTTTCTTATCCACCATCTTTGCGACGGCATCGATTTGATACGGTTTTAGTGTTCCTTTAAACATACGCTTTCTCACCGAGTAATGACGATTGTGCGGTGGAAATTCCCCACTCAATCTCACTATCGGTGAGGTCGCCAGGGTCTTTCTTCCCTGTATCACCATAGTTGAAAAACACTAAATTTACACCGTATTTATTAGCCAGTTTCGAAAGGCTGTCCGAAGCGGATTTACCTGCTTTATCAACCTTGGGGTTGTCAAACGCCGCGATGATTCGGTCAGCACTACGGATTAACTTAAACTGATTCTCGCTAATGTTTGAGCCGCAGATGGCGAGCACATTGCGAATACCTGCGGTGTACATGCGGGCGCAGTCAAGCGGCGACTCGACCAACACAACCTCGCCGTCTTGCAGGTTGCGGATTCCAAACAAAGTTGAAGACATCTTCAGCCCCGCTGGATGGTTGCGAAAAGTTCGATTGATTGTTCCCTTTTCCTGCCACCCAAGGAGTTCTCCCGTGAGGGCTTCGCGGACGGGGAGAATCCACTCCGACTTATTGCCATCCCACACAATCCCGTAATGAGTTGCTGCTTCCGAACTGATGTTGCGTTTGCGGAGTTCGTCCACGGGCGGCTCAATGAACACCGCCAACCGTGCTTCCGACATGGGAACTGGTTTAGGAAGGGCGTCCACCCGTGTGCGAATGGTGCTGAACATCTCCATGAGTTTGTCGGGGGTTACCTCGTAAATCTTTGCAAGCCATGCCTTGGCTTCTGCGTAGTCGTACTCGATTACACCGCCCCAACCCCGTGATTTAAACGGAACAACATCACAGACAAGTTGGAGGAGGCTCCCCTTGTAGTGGCACGAGAAACAGATATGTGCGCCTGTCTCGGTGTTTATCCACCAAGATGGGGAGTGGTCTTCCTTGCCAGTACGCTCCCTGTGCATGGGGCAAATGGCGTTAGCCTCTACGCCACGGACCTCGTACTCTATGCCCAGCGTGTCAAGAACATCTTCTATGGCTACGTTCACGAGGGTGTCCAGGTCGCGCAGAACTTACACGTAGGCTGCTTGGACTCGTCATGGAAACACCCCGTATCCCATCCCCAAGTGATTGAAGTCTCGGAAGGGGGACAGTTACGGGACTGCACAACCTTGAGAATACGAATGTTTTCGTCATCGTCTACGGGTTCAAGCCCAAGGATTACATCAGAGTCCTGAAAGAACGAGGACGAGTAACCGATTGAATCTGCCGACACTTTGTTGCCACGCATCTTCCACAAAAGGGTTTGCGTGGTGATTACTACGGGGATATTCAATCGCTGGGCTACGCGCTTCAACGCCCTAGTTATATTAGTCAGTGCTTGAGGGGTGTTCGCTTCTCCAGTAACTGAATCCATCATCAAGTATACGCCGTCTACAAAGAGGATATCGGGGTTAAGTTGCTCTGCTTTGGCAACCAAAGAATCGACCGTCAGTCCGTTGATTGCATCCACCAAATGGAAGGGCTGCTTGCCCTCGGAGTCCGCCAGCATGTCGTGGTAGCGGGTCTCTTCGCTCTCAAACAACTTGCCTCGACGAAGTCGACCGTGAGAGATGTGTGCCCGCATGGAGTCGTGTCGCTGGAGTTGTTCGTGGTTGTTCATCTCAAAGGACTGGAACATGGGTACTTTCCCATCTTCGTGGACGTTGATAGCCATCTGCAGTGCAATCTGTGACTTACCAGTTTTTGGGGGAGCAATGACGGTAATCAACTGTCCGCCCTGAAGTCCTGCGGTTGCTTCGTCAATCTTCTCGAACCCCGTGCCGATTCCGAGAAGGACCGAGTTCTGTACGTTCTCGTAATCCTTGAAACGTGATGTTGGGTCGGCGTTGACATCAATGTGGGTCGTTCCCTGGATGCCCTGCGCGTTGACCAACGTAACCGTATTGGACATCTCAAGGATGGCGGACTCATGGTCGTTTCCCTGAAGTTTTTCGATGACCGTGCTTGCGCCCTGAAGCGCAATCGTCTTGCGACGAAACGCAATCGTCTGGTCAATTAAGTAGTCAATTGTGTCTTCGACTTTGAGCGCGGTGAAGTTTGGGTAGTTGTCCTTGACCGTGGTGTAAGTCGGAACCTCGCTGTACGTGCCGTAGTGTTCGCGGACAAACTTCCAGACACGACGCAGGTCATCGTCGACAATCCAGTCGTCTTTTACTCCCGCCTCAATGACGGGAATGATGTTACGGTCAGTAATGACTTTACTGACCAAACGATATTCATTATCGTGTGCCATGCTTTACCCTCCAGTAAAAACTATAAATTATTGAGTTCGACACCCCAGGAGCCGAATCGCGCAACGCCCCCCTGGGTGTCTACTATACCCTTCAAATTTGGTCGGTACGGTAGGTCGTCCCGAAGTTCTTTCCAATCATCGTACAGATTAGCGTAAGCAAAGGGGTTCCCGCCTCTGTTGTCCAACTTCTCCATCAGCGTGTCGAGTTCGGTTTGAGTCCAGCCGTCCTCGGCAAACCCAGCAAGTTCGACAACCAGCCCGTAATTAAATTGTATGTTCCACAGGTGACTAAGTTGTTCTTTCTTAAACTTAATCTTTCTCTCTGTTTTTTTGAGAAACCTTCCTGTGTCTTCCGAGTAAACGTCGCAAACCACTTCCGAGGTTACGATAATTCTTGGTGGAGAGTCGTTTGAAATGTCGCCGTTTATCACTCGACAAATCCGATTTTGCCGTACCGAAGAATGAAATCGCGGAATGATTCGGCGGTATCTCCCATCGCCAGTATTTCTTCCTCTTCAACTTCATCGGGAACTTTAAGTGACCAAGTGCCGTCGTTGGTGCGGAGTTCTTTCTTTACCTTTGCAACGTGAGAGCATCGGCTGGAAGACGCAAACTTGGGGCACGAACAGCGCATGATGCGCCAGTTTACGCTGTCTGCCTCGACCTCAAACACTCCTTCTTCGGACAAGAAGAACTGGATGGTGCGCCAATCTGCTTCCATTTTTGCTTCTCTCATTACGCTCTCCGAAGGTCCTCTCCGTCTATTGTAACGCGACGGAACGCCTCATACGCGAATGAACCCATTGCCTCTGAATATTTCTGCGCCCAGTTTTCGCGCTTGGTATTTGTGGTAATGATGGTGGGAAGTCCTCGGTCATACCGAGAACGGAGAATCTCGTCGAAAGAGAAGTCGTCGTACTTGGAACCGTATTCCTTGCCCAAGTCATCCAGCACGAGGATGCGAACATTAAATCGGTCATCCCTTGCGCGACCGTGGAACCCTTCCATCTCCGCGATAAGGGAACGCTTCTCTTCGGGGTCAGCCTCAAAAGTTGCTTTCTTCTTCCAAAGCATGTCGGTCATGGTCAGGTAATGGATGGGGCGACACTTCAGTCCGAAGTCTTCCGCCGAGTAGTGGAGCAACTTGCGGGTATCGGTTTCGTTCTCTGGCAAGTTGCGGACAACCTCCATCAGTGTGGTTACCGCGTGGGTTGTCTTTCCCATTCCAGGCTTGCCGTCAAACAAAAGTCCAACGCCCGTGATGCCAAGACCGCCGTTGTTCATGACCACCAAGCCTTCGCTCAAGTCACGAATCCAGTCATTGATTTCCTCAGGAAACCGACCCTTGTCTCGAACAATGTCGGATGGTTCAAATCCCCAAAACCGCGACGGGATGTTTGAAGTCTTGACCATCCAGTGTCGCTTGATAGGTGAAAGTTTAGAAACGTCATACGTCATTTTGCGCAGCCCTCTCTTCGTGCCGTTGCATAGATTTGCGACCAGCAATCGAGTTATCGAACTGCCGTCCATCCGAAGCATACACGAACTCGTCAATGTCAGAAACCTCCGACACACTCACCTGGCTCAAGTCGGTCTTAAACGTATTCAGAAATCGCCCGATAATCGCGCCTGAGTTCTCCAACGCATCGCGGTAGTTATACGGGTCCTCAAAGAACTGTCGCACCAGCGCGAGTTCAATTACCGCTGTCGTGTAGCCCTTGGCGCGATACCCGCGCAACGCACCTGCAAGTTTGTTTGCATTAACCAAGCCTGGTGTCATCGGGTTCTTTTTTGCCAGCATCCGCGTGAACTCATACGCCACATCGGTTGGGGTCCATTCTTCTTCCGACCGCCATAATCTTGTGTTCGGGTCTTTCTTTGAAACTGGTCGACCTTTGGGCTTTGCCACTTCCTCCTCGAACAAACCAAAGCCACCGATGTTGTCATCGCCGCTCGTGTCCTCGCCCCGTGTGTAATGCATTTTTCCTCCCGTTTTTGCAAAAGAATACGAAGTATTCTTTTTTACCACTGTTAAGTAGTTCACACTATCAATAGTTAAGCAGTCAACTGTTGATGCCTCTTTTTCGAGGCATTGCTCCTCTTCTGCCAATGCCTCGTTTTCGAGGTGTTCTCCGATGAAATATCGGTTGTACGACTTGTAACCCAAGTTGCGTTTCCGTCTCTCGGTTCGCAAAATCTCATGACCTTCGAGTCCCCTGATGGCACGACGAAGCGCCTCTCGTTTGAGGTCGGTCAGCAATCCCAGTTCATCCAAAGAAATATCCGCGACGGAATGACGCGACACATGAAGGAGAGTCGCTAAGACTCTAAACTCAGTACTTGTTAATTGCTTAGTGAAAAAGTATTCAGGAAGGTTCACTTGGCTCCTCGTCGATGGCTAATGCTGCCACCACGAAGAGTTCTGCCAACTTGGTGACTTCTTCACCGTTGGCATTAGGAAACCACGCCTCAATCATTTTGCGTACTTCTTTAGTGCTAACCACGTCGCCCTCTTCTAATTTCGGTTACTCCAGTATCAATGTTCGTAACCAATACAACAACTGTCAATGAGATGAACGCCGAAGCAAGCCCACCTATAAACATCATGCCGCCACTGGTGCCGAGTACCCAATGATATATGAAGACCAAAGGAATTGTTGCCCAACTCTTAATCGTCCGCGTGTCGAACGGCGTAAAGTTCAGGCTCCCGATGAATTCCGTAGAAAACGCGGTGGCTAATCCAACAATAAGTATGACGATTAAAGTGTCCATGAGAGAATCTTACTCTGCAAACCCCAAACATGTGGAGTCAAAAATGGTGCCTAATTCAGAAACCACGTAATATGGTGCGCCACTAGGAAGTTGGTTAGGTAAGTTTTGAATCAACGCAGGAAGTTTGTAGTTCTTTGCCGCGTATCCAATTGACTTGGAGTTGTTTACGGTACCTGTCCACAGTGCGTCGAGGTTTGAGCCGTCAAAATAATCAGAAGCAAAGTAACGCGGCTCCAACTGCACGGCGTCTAAATAAAGCGAACCAGTAAACGACGCACTTGTGATAGAAATATCAAGTTGGGGGGTTGACACACTTTGGGGGATAAAGATGGTCGAAGTAACCCGAACCCAATCCGTTCCTACCGATGTCACGCCAGTAACGTCGGTGACTCCAGTAATGCCGCCAATAGTGGTAGTTACGTTGACTGTTGTGGAAGCCTTTACGTAGTAGGACAGCGTCCAGTAACTATTATTAGTAATGGCAATGTTGGCAATAGCCGCCGAGACCGCAGAAGAAGAACCAGTTAATTTTAAAGATTGTGTTCCTGTAATTACGCCCACTGGTGTGTCCGTGTCCGTAGTTGCCGTTCCAGTAGTCGTCCAACCCGTTCCTGGTGTACCGTGCTCAAACGATGGGTTAGGAATAAAATTTTGTTTTGTAGAGTTTAGTTTCAGCAAAAGACCACGAGGCTCGTAGTAATCGCTTGCCGAACTATTCTTTTCAAACTGGACCATATCTACATAACGAGTCCCGCTGGTTCCAAAAGCAATATTTAACGAAGCGTATGCCGCCCCAGTGGGAGCCACTTCGGTTTCGGCACCCCTTCCCCACGTTGTGGTTGCGCTATACGTACTTGAGGTTGTTGACAAAGAAGTACCGAATTGGTTATACCAAGTGACAGATAGGGTGTCAGTTGATGTGCTAGACGCGGTTTTTAAATACGCACTGAACGTGTAGGTTTGTCCAGCCACAACAGGAATTCCCTTTGTGGTAGGAGCAGACGCGCCATTGGTAATAGAATCAGCGTTTGCGTTAACAATTACTTTTCCAGAATAAGTAGTATCAATTGCCAGCGCTTGCGCGGTAGGAACCGCCGTTGCCGTTTCCGTAGCAATTGTTGAGGAGTTGCTGGCAATCCAGTTTCCAACACCCTTGTAAAAGGTTGCGTCTTGAACAGTCAACATCATGTTGCCCTTACCACCGTAAACGACAGCGTCATTTGCCGTTGTGTTTAGGTCTGCAGTGCTGCGCACAGTGGGTGCATATCCCGTGAGGTCTTCGGCAAATATCCCCATTGAATCTGATGTTCCCTTGCCAGAAACAATCTTTCGGGCATCCCGCGCCAATTTTCGACGGCTTTGGCTAAATTCAATGTTGTCACCAGGAAGACCGTAATCCAACAGAGTGAGGTTAACAAGCGGTGGAAGTTGACGTTGCCCAGCAGGGTCGGGAAGCAACGCATCCAAGGCGGTGTACATTTCATCAACCGTAAACGAAACGCCATACATGAACTTATATATGTCAGTGGTCGGAGAAATTTCGCCTAACGAATCGTTTTCTCCCGACGTAATGACGCGAGGAAGAAAATGCATCACTTTATCGTGCGTGTTTCTAGAACGGTTGTCTCCGCCAAGAACTTCATTGTGTTGGTCAGGAACAACCACAGTTACCGCGTCAATGCGTTTCCAGAAAAAACGAGAGTTATTAGAAACCGTCGTGTCCTCAAGCAAAACCCAAACCGAGTAGTGACAAGCACGACCCTCTACAATAGGCGTAGTGCCTGTTTGTTCTGGATAGTCAACATACGGTCCAGTAGTGGGGCTGCTATAAGTGGGAGTTTCTCCATCGCTGAGTTTAGTTTTATTTGTAATGACGGCGTCAACAAGGACGACCCCATCCTCAGCAGTCTCTGAGATTCCCTGTTGGTTGCGAAGAAGGCGAAATCTAACAATAGGTTCCGTTGGAGTTCCGATGGGTCGCCCACTCCAAGAAAGTTTTACCTTTCCGTAATCCAACACGGTTGCTTCAAATGGAGCAATGCTAGGAGAAGCCTCAGCCGTTCCACCGTAGAGAAACCATCCTAAAAGACCAACACGACCGTAGTTTTCCACGGCGGTGGGCAAGGTCAGTCCCGAACCAGACGGTGCTGTTCCAAGCGCAACAGTAAACGTGTTTGACGTCATCGGTGTCGTAACGGTAAATTTTCCGTCAAATTCTTCGCGAGCGGCGGTAGTGGTGGTAGCCGTGTTTGAAACCGTGCCGATGATTTCAATTTTATCGCCAATTACAAAATTGTGGTTGAATAAAGCACCGTTGGCATTGACCCCGTCGTAATAGTCAATTCCTGTAGTGTAAGTTACGTTGAGACCAGCAACGGATACCGCACGAATTTTAAACGTTTGATAGTAAAGGTTTACATTGCCACTGTCATATCTGACCATTTAATTTTCCTAAAAAGCAGAACCACCATCGATAGAGGGGAGCGTTATTGCGCCCGCACTCCCGACGGCAAAGTAAGTTTGGCTGTTTGC